GCACCAAGGGTGGGTGATAAATGCTTAGAACTTTTTGACTATAGTGGAATTGGCATAATGGATCTGTCAGGGGAGGTCATCAACATACATCGGAAAATGAAGAGCACAGCAATCAAAGTGGACGTCATAGGCATAGGTACAGGAGTCCAGGGAAGGTTAGCAGAGCAAGGTTTCCCTGCTATCAGAGTCAACGTAGCAGAGTCTCCAGGAGGTGCTACTGAGGAGGAGGTCGACGAGATGAAGACCATCTTCATGAATAAGAGGAGCCAACTATGGTGGAACCTTAGAGAAAGACTGAACCCTGATACACGTGTCAATCCTGATCCGATAGGTCTGCCTCCAGACGAGGAAATGACTTTCGACCTCACCAACATTAAGTATAAAATAAGATCCAACGGCAAGATTCAAATTGAGAGCAAGGACGAACTGAGGAAGAGGATCGGAAGGTCATCGGACAGAGGGGATGCCATTATGTTAGCATTCGCACCAGTGGACTTGCTTGGAACTGGGGAATGGGAAGTAAATGTTAGATAGAAAGGAGGAGAGACATTGGGATTTATAGACGATATGATCATCAAATCAGCACTGAAGAGGATGCAGAGAATGAATGTAAAGGAATCCGCTACATTTCAGCCGATCATCGCTAACGCAAGGAAGCAGGTACAGTGGACTCCAAAGACATTCGAATCCTATGCTAAGCAAGGCTATAAGATGAACGTTTATGTGTACGCATGCGTCAATCAAATAGCTCGAAACTTTGCAGGAGTTCCATGGTATCTCTATCAGAAAAAGACTACCAAAGGGGGAAAGACTGAGGAGATTGAGACTCATCCATTGCTCGACCTCATCAATAAACCGAACCCATTCATGGGTGGCACGAAGTTCAGAGAAAACATGATAGCCTACTTACAGATCTCAGGAAACTCGTACATCGAGAGAGTCGGCGGAGTGAATCAACCTCCCACGGAGTTGTACACGTTGAGACCCGACAGAATCAGTATCTTTCCTGGAGACAGCCAGCACATGGTCGACAAGTACAGGTACACCATTGAAGACAACAAGGTAGACATCGACTCTGCATTCATCATGCACCTCCTAAACTTCGATCCATTATCAGATTGGTACGGCATGTCCCCTATGGAAGCAGCATCGAGGTCAGTGGATCAGAACAATGAAGCAAAGAAGTGGAACGTTGAAATGCTACAGAATGACTGCGTCGCTCCTGGCATACTTGAGACGGACAAGGGACTGACTGACATTCAGTTCGACAGGTTAGAGAACAACTGGAGAGAGAAGTATCAACTCAAAGGAAACAAATACATGGAAGGCACTCCGATGATATTGGAGGGTGGACTCAAGTGGACATCAATGGGTATGAGTCCGAAAGATATGTCGTGGCTAGAAGGCTCCAAGTTATCAGCCAGGGAGATTGCGATCGCATACAACGTACCTCCTGAACTTATTGGAGATAACAGCAACAAGACATACAGCAACTACAAGGAAGCAAGAAAGGCACTATATGAGGAGAACATCCTCCCACTGCTTGACTGGTACAAAGACGAGATTAATAACTGGCTAGTTCCACTGTATGGCAGCGATAAACTCTACCTCGACTATGACCTCGATGACATTGAAGCACTGCAAGAGGACAGGGATAGCATCTGGAAGAGAGTTGAGACAGCTACATTCCTTAAACAGAACGAGAAGAGGGTAGCAGTAGGATATGACGAACTCACTGAAGAAGAGGGTGGAGAAATCGTACTTGTAGGAACTAACGTGCAGGACTTGAAGGACATGATGAAAGAAGACGAACCTGAGCCTGATCCAGCAGCACCCGTACCACCAGGTTTTCAGAAACCCATCGATCCACTAGTTGATCCAAACGTGGTGGCAGGAAACCAACCTCCTCCGACTGAAGAGGAAGTCGCTGCTAGCAAGGCGTACTTGAGATCAGTGAAGTCTGTGACTAAGAAGGACGCTGCTTCCAAGCAGATCCACTTTGAGCAGTTCAATATTCGGAGAGAGCCATTCATCCAGAATGCGAACGTCATCATCAGCAAGCACTTCGACGCTGAAAGAAGAGCAGTCGTAGCAATCGTAGGGGAGAACGGAGTTGAAACCTCGAAGGTATTTAAGTTAGTAGAGCAGAATGCGAAGAACTGGAAGAAGATCATTGACGGCATATACGTGACTGTAGCAGACGAGTTTGCGAAGGACACTATTACTGCATTGAAAGCCTACTCCTCTGGCTACGAGCATAAGGACATTGGAATCCCTGACGAACTACTGTATGACGAGGTCAACATCGCTAAGGAAGAAACGTTGAAATGGCTGGAAGCCAACTCAGCAGCTAAGGTTAAGGGGATCACCGAAACTACCAGGGAGGCACTGAGATCACAGCTACATGAAGGTGTCAGCAAGGGAGAGAGCATCGTACAATTGGCAGCAAGGATAGACGCTCTGTACCTCACGAACTTCATGAAGAACAGGTCAACAGTGATCGCTCGGACAGAGGTCATTGGAGCAAGCAACTTGGGCAGTAGATCAGCAGCACTTGGACTCAAACTTCCAGGTACTCAGAAGGAATGGCTCTCAGCAAGCGACAATAGAGTACGGATGTGGCATCAGTCAGCTAATGGGCAGAACAGAGACCTCAACGATCCATATGACGTGCTTGGAGAGAAACTAATGTTCCCTGGGGATGGATCCATGGGAGCAAGCGCAATCAATCTAGTGCAGTGTAGGTGCTGCGAGACCTACGAACTGCCTGAAAATATCTAAAGGAGGAGTCGACATGACAGTATTGGAATTGGCTGAAAAGGTTCAGGAACTAACCATCCAAGTTCAGTTAATCAAGCAAGACCTGGAGACGAGCATCTCAGAAGTATCCAAGGGTATACTCAAGGATAAACTCGAGAACATGGTATCAAGGCTTGAGAAGCTAAACGGAAGTATAGTGACCGTAGAAGGAGGAAAAGAAAATGGCTTATAAGAATGTTTCCTGCGGAAGCAGGACAGTACAGGTAGACGAGTTGGATCCAATCGAGCAATCTAGCGTAGATGCAGCAACTGTAGTAGCAGGATCAGTGCTTGACAGCAGACCATGGAAGTCCATATGCTATACAGCTGTAGGAAAGACACAGACAGTGGTCTGGGCAGTATTTGGAGCTAACACTGCTACGTTCGCTGATGAGGTCGTTCTGCAATCAGCAGATCTTGCAGCAGGAGCAACAGGTTCATATGCAGTAGCTCAAGCACCCTATGCATACTACAGAGTGAAGATTAACAGTAAAGTGGCAGGAGTAATTGGTTCACCTACTATCTACGGAATTGCTAAATAACCATTTTACAACTAGTGCTACGGTACTATAAAATGAAAACATTGAACCGAATCGGAAGTGGAGGAGGAAGACGGATGAAGCAAAAAAGTTTTAAGATTGATCTCAAGTCTGTGAGCGAAGAAGGAACCTTCGAAGGTTTCGCATCCGTATACGGCAACACGGACTTAGCTAATGAGATTGTCGAAAAGGGAGCATTCAAAAGAACCCTGGATCATCACGATACCGTCACTCTATTGTGGCAACACGATACGAAACAACCTATTGGAATAGGTAGGATCGAGGATAGTGACAAAGGGCTTAAGATATTCGGGGAACTCAACCTTGACACTCAGAAGGGAAAAGAAGCACACAGCCTCCTAAAGCAGAGAGCAATTAAGGGACTGAGCATCGGGTACGATGTAGTGCAGGACAACTGGCAGAAAGGTCTGAGATACTTGAAGGAACTGAAACTGTGGGAGGTCAGCGTGGTAACATTCCCTTGCAATGAGCAAGCAGAAGTCAACGCAGTCAAATCAACCACAGACTTCGATGGATACAAAGAGGTGAAGGACTTCAACTCAGAACTCGAAGGCGCATTGCTGGACGAGAAGAGATGGCTGCTCGAGGATGCATTCAGAAGAGCACTCAGAAATACTCTCGACGACAAGGAGTTAGACAATGCATCAAAGATTGGCGTTATCGGTGTGATATTTGACCAGTACAAAGTTGCGTATCTCGCCTGGCTAGGTAAGGTTCTCCCAGTGCAGACTGAAGAGAGCTCAGTTTACGAAATGATGGGCATCCCTGCAAAGAACGTGGAATTAGGGAATATGAAAAAGGCTTTATCGACCCTTGACGAGTCGATTAAGAATATAAAGAACCTTCTTGACCAGGAGGAGAAATCAGATGACTCGGGTGATTCCCACTCAGATGACGAACCACAGGTTCAGGAACTCGATTTCGACGACATACTGACGCAAATGAAGGGCTTCAAAAGTAAGCCTGAGCAGCCTGAGGAAATAGACATCCTGAAGGGAATCAAATTCGAATAAAATAAGGGAAAGGTAAAAGGTGAAGAACATGGACGCAAAGGAAATGAAGCAACTGAACGAGAATATCAACAAGGTATGGTCAGAAATGAAAGTGCTCATGGGAGAGCAGGACACTCAGATCAAGACATTTGGTGAAGCAAGTCAGGAGACCAAAAACGCAGTGGATTCCTTAAATGCGAAAATCACTGAACTTGAGACCAAGATGTCCAGACCAGCAGCAGTGCCTACTGACATTAAGGAAGCAGCAATCATCAAGGACTTGGAAAACAGAAAAGCGTACGGAGCATGGATGAGAAAAGGCGAAAAAGGAATTACTCCTGAGCAGTTAAAGGTTATGACAGTAGCCAATGACGAAACAGGCGGATACCTCTGCATGCCTGAGACTCTCGCAGGTGAGATGATCAAGGACATTGTGGAATACAGTCCCGTAAGAGGAGTTGCAAGGGTCAGATCCACTAGCGCAAGAAGCGTTAAAATCAGGAAAAAGACTGGCAACATCACAGCAGCACAATGGGTAGGCGAAATTGGCAGCAGAAGCAACTTGACTGGTATGACCTTCGGAATGGTGGAAGTACCTGTACATGAAATGGCTGGCTACGTGGACATCAGTAACCAGGACTTAGCCGATCCTGACTTCGACCTCGAAGCAGAACTCAGACTTGAGTATGCAGAGCAGTTTGGTGTAACAGAAGGCACATCGTTCATCAGCGGTACTGGAGTAAACTCACCAGAGGGAATTCTTACTACTGGAGTGAATGCACTTGCTGGAGTTGCAGGTGGGCATGCTACTGAACTACAGGCTGACGGACTTATCGACATCGTGTACACCTTGAAAACTGCTTATGTAGCAGGTAGTAACTGGTTACTTAACAGGAACACCTTGAAGGCAGTAAGAAAGCTTAAGGATGGTAACGGCAACTACATCTGGACACCTGCTCTTGGGATCACCAAGCCTTCACAAATCTTGGAGCACAGCTACGTTGAATGCCCTGACATGCCTGACATCGGTGCAAATACATACCCTATCGTGTTCGGTGACATCAAGAAACTGTACATGGTAATCGACAGAACCATCATCGAAACCATCAGAGACCCATACACTCAGGCAGGAACTGGTACTACCAGATTCTACGCATACAAGAGGGTAGGCGGTCAGATCATACAGAAAGAAGCAGCCAAAAAGCTTAAGATTGCAACTAGCGTGTAATCAACTCAACATTAGGGAGTTAAGGGGGAGAGATGCGAATCTCTCCTTATCAATACCAAAAGGAATGGAGGAATCGACATGGGAGGATATGCAAGCGGATCGAATTACAGTGAACAAGGTGGAAAGAAGTGGGTCGTTGAGGGAGAACTTGTCTTCCAAAATGGCGGAGCAATGGTCGGTGGAGTAGATGCCGATGGTGCTGACTTGAAATTCTACGGGGAGACAACTGGGAAATACATGAGATGGAATCATGCATCTGACACCTTGGACGTACATGGACTTCAGAAGTTCCATGCTCACTTAACCACTCAGAGTTATGGATTGCAGACCAGAACAGAGTACAATGCTGCTACTGGAGACTTCTTCGGAGCAGATATGGAATCGCATCAGGCAGTCAGCAGATCTGCTGGAGGATTCAGAGGTCAGAGCATGTGTGCAAGAAACGTAGCAGGATCGACGTTCTCTGGATCAGCGAATATGGTCGCAGGACACTTCCTATTAGACAATGACGGAGTATTCAATGGAACTGGACTTCATGCAGCCTTAGTCGCTAAGGTCGATGCAGGAGGAACGTTCACAAACGTAGGTCACCTCGCAAGTTTATGGGTGGACAGCCTGCAAGAAGGCACAGTGACTGGAAGTCATGAACTCATCTACGCTACAAACAACGGAGCATCG